GCATGTAGTTGTTGTCCACTGACGCCATCTGCCCATCAGCTTGACGCTGATAAAAGGCGTTCCGTTGTTCAGTGAACTCCTTCGGTGTTTTGCAAAGCATGAGCCCGCCGATCTGAATGCTGTCCGGAAAGCGGCCCGCGCCGGTCTCCGCAACATACGTCTCTGGGTGATCACTTGCCTTGACGGGCTCCCAGCCCTCTTGAAGTTTCATGGAAACATTGCGAGGATCAGCGTTCCCGAGGGTACTGACCCGAATCCAACGCATGGCGTATCCAGGCTCCTCATTCACATGAGGAAGCACATCAGGAATCATCCACTGCTTCGGCCTTTCAGCCTTTGCTCGGGTGTCCAATTCACGGGGATTGCGTTCAGCCATTTTGTTTCCTCATTTCTTCAGCAACCGCACGGGCGTACTGCTCATTTGTCAGTCCGAGCCGCTTGGCGATTTGAACTTGTGATTGCGTCAACACGATCTTTCTAGGCGCTGTGCTTCGCGTGGCAGGAGCTACAACGGACTTTTTGACCGGCTTCTCAGAGGGGAACGCATCTGGAAAAAGCTGCCGTACACGGGAATTGATCTTCTCGTAATACTCGTCGCTGGCTGTGCTAACACCACTCTCCACAAGTTTTCGATGAACCGTCAGGGCAACAGCCGTCATCTCGTCGTCCGAACCAAACCACGGATTGGAATCTCTCCACGCAAGTGCTTTGGCTTCGACTTGAGGCTCTGCCCGTGGAGCGGGTTGTACCACAGGTTCTTCAGGTTTTGCAACAGGGGGTCTAAAGCTATTGACCCGCTCCGCCTTATTGACCGCCTTGGCAAGCTCTTCCTGGGCGGCGACGATGCCGTCAGTATCAAACGCCTCATGCGCCTCTTTGAGCTTCGTCTTGGCCGAGGCCACCTCGTTGGCAACCACCTTCTTGGCCTGCTCAAGCAGTGCTTGCTGGCCTTGGCCGAGACTACCCTGTAGGCGTTTGTTCTCCTCGACAAGGTTCTGAGCAAGGCGCAGGGCTTCTTCCCGCTCACGCAGCGCGGACTCCTTGGCTCGGCGCTCCTCGTGATACCCCTTGGAGAAGTGCTGGATGCGCTTCTTCACCCCTTCGGAGTACTGAGCAAGCTCATCGTCCGTGACCTCCGCAGGAGCTTCCTTCATCGGGGCGCGGTTGCGGTCGGGTTCAGGCGTGTCGTCAACGACCTCGATCTCGGTTTCGCCTTCACCTTCAACTTCGATCTGAAGTTCTTCGGGCTTTTCCTTTTCGTCAGGGAACCGAAACCGTTCCTCGTGTTCGTGGTTCTGCATGTCCTACTCCTTATGACCGCTTGATGCCGCGTGGATCTTGGACGACTGCTTCTACTGAGTCATCATTGATGATCCGAAACTCTTGGCCATGGATCTTCAGCCGCGTACCAGAATTGGGACGAACCAGCACGAAGTCGCCCACCTTGCAAGAAGGCCCGCTAGGGAACCGCAGAGGGTCTTTGTAGCAGTCTGGTCCCATCTTGGCGACATACAGAACTGGACTCATCACCTCTTCAAAGTGCATGGTCTGCCCCGCTTTGACCAGCCCGCTTTCGTACTCTTCCTCCGCTTTGGGCAGAACGCAGAGCAAGTGGTAGGTCACAGGATCAGGCACTTGTCGGGCCTTTTCCTCATCGGTTTGCGGCAACACGGTGGTGTTTTGGCCGTCGCTCAGGAGTAGTTCACTCATCGTCGTTTTCCATCTTTCGCACAAGGTCGGTTATGAAAGCATGAGCGCGTGAAAGACCCTGGATTTCACCCGTCATGTATTTGTACTCGGCAAAATCTTTTGCCGCACCTGAGATAAGCGCCTGCGCGATGGACTCGCGGCGCTCTTCCAGTTCTTTGATAACTACGTCGAATGCGGTTGCCATTTACTGCCTCGGTGCTTTGGGTTGAGATGCCTTCATAGCCTGTTGTTGCATCTTGGCCTGTTGCTGCTGCGCTTGATGGTTGAGTTTTTGGCGATGCACTTGTTCCTTCTGTTGAAGTTCCTGCTGCGCCTTCATGGCCTTCAGACGGGGATCTTCGCCTTGACCCTTTTGGGCTTCCAGTGCAAGACGTTGCTGCTCAAGTTGCAGCTTTTGCTGCGCGATTTGGAAGTCCATCTGGTCGTTCTGCGCCTTGCGCTTCAATTCTTCGGCCTTCAACTGCAACTCGGCTTGAGCCATCTGGAGTGCAGGATCTTGAGCCTGTTGCTGGGCTTGCTGTTGTTGTGCCTTCTGCGTGTTACTCTGCAACAACTGCTGTGCCGCCTGGGCGACCAAACGCGACAACTGAACCTCGGTCTGTTCATCAAGCTCCTGATCCGGCGCGGTCATCGGAACGCCAAGCTGCTCCTCGATCTGCTGTCTGTAAGCGAACGCCATGTGCTCCGCGATGTGCGCCATTACGGCACCCATCATCTGCTGCGCCATCGGGCTCTGCCCCATCATCTGCATAACGGTCGGGTCTTGCACCAGCGACATGTGCGTAGCGATGTGCGCCTGATGGTCTTGGTAGATAAACGCCTTGGTGGGTTTGCCAGTCAAGAAGCTCATGTTTTCTGACACGGGATCACGCGGCTTCTGGTCGTCCTCCACAGGGACCAGCTTCTCTGCGTTCTTGATACCCAGCACCTCAAGCATCTGACGATGCAACTGAGGCAGGTCGTAGATCTGCGGGGCACCTTGGGCCAGTTGCAATGCTGCTTGGTACTGCATGATCCGCTGCGCCATCGTCGCCGCGTTGGGATCACTGACAGGGATGATCTCCACCTGATCGTAGTCAGACTGCTTGGCCTTGCGGTTGCCGCCCTCAGGCGTGTAGGCGTAGTCGGACGGTGTGAAGTCCCGGATCACTGCCTTGAGCAGCTTGAACTCCATCTTCAGGCTGTCGTGTACACGCGCCTGGACAGCGCCCATCGTCTTGAGTTGACGCTCAAGGATCGCCAGCGTGGTTCCCACCGGGGCCTGGGCGCTCATGTCGCTGACCTTCAGATCTGCGATAGCTGCAAGGCGTCGGCCTTCTTCCGTGATGCGCTCCAACAGACCCGCCAGCACTTGGCTCGGCTCCTTGTACGGCAGTGGCATGATGTTGTCACGCACACTTCCCGAAGGAATGTCTACATCCCTGAACTCGCCAGGAGCAATCGGAGTGTCATCGCCCTTGATCCGAAGCCCTCTGGACTTCAAGCCACCCGGTAAATTTGACAGGGTGCCCGCGTCAACCAACTGCCGAATGATGCTCGTGCCCGCTCTTGCGTAGCCACCGACCAGACTGATCAGCCCGATACCGTAGGGGCCGAAGCCGGGGATGTACGTGTACTGTGAGAAGTGCTGGCGCTTGCGCTTCTTCTCGTCGTCTTCGTTCCAGTTACGGCGGATCGCCATAACTTCAGAACTGCCTTTCTCAATGGTGATGACATACGGACGGGCAATACCGTCTGGATCTTCGTAGCCTGCAAGATCCCAGTCCAAATGGACCTCAAGGAACTGATAGCGGTCATCATCATTGAGGGTATACCCCTGTTCTTCTGCCTTTTTCTTCTCGACATCGGTGAAGAACTTGACCGGCTCACCAAGCGCTACTTCCTTGTAAAACCCCGCAACCTGCAGTTTTTTGACCTCGTTCTCGGTCTTGCGCATAACGTGCGTTACACGTTCGGCGTTGTAGATATTGCTGGCTCCGTAGGGGATGATCATGTCCTCTGCAGGGATGAACGGGGCAGCAGGACGCTCAAGGTTGGGGTCAGCGTAGATCTTTTTGAACCCTGACCCGGCCAAGCCCAGGTTGAACAGCAGCCGCTCGTGCTCCGGGCGGTACTCCACCATCTCCTCGGTCAGCCAGTTGTTCATGTCCTCACGGACACGCTCTGCGGCTTCCTCTTTGAGGCGATCAATCGCACCGATGATCTTGGTCTTGACCGGCCCCTGCGCAGGAAAGGTCTCGGTGATGAGTTCTGACTGAAAGCGCACGGCTGCTTCGGTCAGCAGGGGGCTGTACACGCCACACGCACCGTTCCACGGCTCGGTACGCTCCTCGTACTTCATGCCAAGGACTTCCAAGCCCTTGACGTAGGCTTCTGCCCAGTCTTTGCGGCTGTTGATGTCCGCGTCCACCAGGGAGATGATCTCTGAGGCCAGCGACTGAAGCTCCCCATCGTCCATGTACTCCGCAAGATTTGCGTCGAATGTGTCCGCCGTTTCTGCTTCGGGTTCCAGGGTGACTTCTACGCCGTCAATGCCGATGCTGACGGCGTCGGGGTTCTCGATTTCGATCTCGATGGCAGGCTCATCGCCCATGAGGGCGGTGTCCAGAGGCATAAGTGTCGGGTCGATATTCGTTGCCATGTGTGCTTTCAGTAGTACGCAGCCCGTCGCAGGCTGCGGAAGTGTCGGGGCTCCTCGGGCTCATCGGACGGCAGGCGTATGAAGCCCCCGTTGCGCATGCGCATGAGCGCCTGGGTCATCGTATCAACATAGTCGTCGTGCTCACCAGCGGGGAAGGCCGCGACCTCCTCCACAAGCTCTCGCGCCCAGCGGGTGTCTGGCACCCACACACGGCCTGAGGTGAACATGTCGGACACCGCGTTCAGGCGCACCACCTTGTCGTTGCTGGTGCCTGTTTTGCCCCGGCTAGGGCTGAACTCGCTGATGGGTATGCCCATCGCCCGAAGCTCCTGAATGAGCGGTGCTCCAGCGGCTTTCTTCTCGATCAGACACGCATCAGGCTCCCACTCGCGGTAGTACTCGCTGGCACGCTTCTTGAGGTCCGGGAATGCCCACCTGCCTTTGATCGCATCTAGAAGAATGATGTGGGCGTTATCGTT